CGTACCACAGCAACGTGCGTCCACGTCGCCAGACCAATCGTGCCTGTAGAGTCGAGGTTGGTCGTCGTGTGCGTGAACCGCAGGACGTTTCCTGAAGTCACTTGAAAGACAATTCCGGTAGAGGCTCCGCCCTTAGCGTAGATGGTGTGCGCGGCGCCAGTGGCTGCGCGGTAAATCCACGCTTCGATGGTGAACGTGCCGCTTCCTGCCCGCAGATTGGCGTTGTCCGCAATGGACAAGTAGTCGTCCGTCCCATCAAAGAAGTTCGACCAATTATCCCCGTACGGGCTGAACGTCCCCTGCGTCGTGTTGCCGTTCCGCGTGATGGTGAAGTTGTTGGTCGAGCCATCGACGAACGTGTTGTTCTGGCCGCCGTTCGTCCCGTCGCCGTGCAGGAGCAACGTGACGTTCTCAAAGTTGGGGTCGGTCGGCGTTGCCGCAGACCCCGCCAGAGTTCTCAGGAATGGATGCCTCACGCGACATCGCCCACGCGGGCGCCGTAAACCTGAGTGCTCACCTTCCAGAACTGGATCACCGTGTAGCCGCTTGTAGCGAGCGTCGGGGCTGATCCACCCACCCAGACCACGCCACCCGTGCCCCAAGTTGAGTCGGTCCACGTTAGCGTGTAGGCGGTGCCGTCGTTGACCATCAGCGTCACGGATTCTCCTGCAGCGAAGTTGGTGGCCTTCGGGGTACGGGAGGCGCCGAGGGTGATGAGCTGGATGGAGCCATTGCCGGGGTCCACCTCAAACGCCGCGCCATCGGTGATGGTGAAGATATCCTCTAGGATGGTGCCGACAATCGCTGGATCGGTGAAGGTGTTGCTCCACGTTGGCGATGCTCCTGCGCCCTGCGTCCGCAGGAAATTGCCCGAGGTGCCCGCAGGCAGCCGAGCCCACGAAACGGAGTCTCGGTAGAGGATGTCACCGAAGGTCGCGCTCGCGATGGTTAGCTCGTCGAACGTCGGCCGAGCGTGAACGTGATCGACGCGCGCCGCGGTGGCGGAAACGCCAGCGGTAGCCGAGGCCGCAAGCGCCGCGGGCACCGTCGAGTCGAACAGCTGCCGGTTGCGCCAGACGGTCGTCGAGGCGTTGTACGCGATGATGTCGTTATTCTGGACCGCGGTGATCGCGACGTCGTGTAGCTCCTCAAGCTCGAGCCCGTTCTGCACGTCGACGAAGATGATGCCATCCGCAACGCCCGCCTTCTTGACCACGTAGCCGATGCGGACGCCGTGGAGCGGCGCGGTCGGCCGCACGTTCGTCAGCGCGCCCGGCGTAGTCGCGGAGAGGTAGAGCGTGTCGCCCGCGTTGAAGGCGTTCGTGTCGATACCACGCAGCAAGCCCTGCGTGATGATGACGCCGCTGCCGTTGTCGCTAATCGTCTGCGCGCATAGGCCGAGCGTCTGCGCGGAGTTGGCGTCGCTGGTCGCTAGCGCGAGCGAAGCCTTGAGTCGCGTCCCGCTCGAGCCGTCCGCCTTGACCACTTGGCCCTTGGTGAACGCGCTGCCGCTCTGGTTGTAAACCTGAGCGTGAACGTCCATCCCAAGGAGCGTGTTGACCGAGGAGTTGAAGCCCAGTTCTCCGGTCGTCTCGGTGGCGTTCCAGACTATCTTCCCCGTCGTGACCGCAACCGTGCTCGAGACGTTCAGCGCGAGGTAGTCGACCTGCGTGACGACACCAGTTTCGCCAAAGACGGAATCGACTGCGCCAGTTCCGCCGGGAACATTGGCCCAGAGCGCATTAACGCCGTCTGTCTGGAGGAACTTGCCCGCGTTGCCGGTCTGAGAAGGCAGCGAGTCGCCGCCTCCTCCACCGCCACCGCCTGCACCACGCGCCGCGATCACCGCCCACTTCGCGCCATCGCGTCCGATGTTCTTCCGGCCGGGCGTGTCGTTGGTGTCCTCAAGCGCGAGGTAGGTCGAGCCGTACCACGAAACCAAGTCGCCGCGCTGCGCCACCATCCCCTCGCGCCATTGCCCGCGGTAGGAGTCGATGAAGCCGGGCGCCGCGGCGAACTCCTGCTTCGGCAGCGCCGCGTTGACCGCGTGCTGGATCTCGATGACTAGGCCGCGCTCGAGCTTCTCGATGCGTTCGGCGGCGGCGCCAGTCAGCGCGCCGAGGATGCGCGACTCGATCTGTTCGGCCGTGACGCCGATCTGTTTCTCGGCCTCGGTGAACTGCTGCGACGCGAGCGCGACGATCTCAGCGCGGACGGCCTCGAGCTTTGTCTGCGATTCGGACAGCGCGGCCCGGCAGCGCGCCTCGAGGTCTTCGTTGTACTTTGCGTATGCGTCGCTGACGAGTCCCGGCACGGCTTCGGTCAATCGCGAGTCGAGCTCGGCGCGGATCTCCGGCACGGTCTTGCCGATTCGCTCAAGCAACTCGTCGAGCGTCTTGTCGTGCTCAACGAGCAGCTGCGCGAATTGCTCCGCGCGTTTGCCGAGTTGCTCGTTGCTCGCGATGATGGCGTCGAGGACGCTGTGCATAGTCAGGATTTGCGGGAGGCGTTGATCTTCGCGCGACGATCCGCGACGCTAGCAAGGAGCGAGGACAGCTTGTCCTCGGAGTCGGTTCGCTCGGCCAGCATCTTGCGGGCATCCGAGAGCGAGACGACTGGCGCAGGCGCAGGCACGGGCGCGGGAGGCTTCGGCTCGAACCCGATGCGCTTCAGCGCCTGCTCGATCTGCGCCTCTGATCTCGCGTTCTGGCCGAGCTTCTCGCGGACCGCGGAGAGCTTGCTCGCCTTCTCGGCCAGCTTCTCGAGCGGCTTCTTGGCGCGGTTGCGCCCAGCCTCGAGCGCCTCGCGCACAGTAGCCGGACGGCTCAACTCCTCGCGCTCCATCTGCGCGGCCTTGGCCTTCGCCCAGCTTTGCCCGGCGTCGCCGCCCCAGAGCGCCCACGCGATCCGCCCCGCGGACGGGTAGCCATCTTCGCCCGGCGAGAATCCGGTCCCCTCCTTGTCCACCTCGTGCCGCGCGAAGTACGAGACCATCCGGCGGACGGTGTCGGGAGAAAGCGACTTCTTGTTGCTGATGTCGCGCGCGCGAGCAACGCCCACGGCCGTTCCGCCGCGGTTGAACTTCTCGCGCCACTCGAGCCCGCGGCGCGCCTCCGCGGCCATCGCGTCGGTAGGCGTCAAGTCGATGGCGGCAAAGCGCGCGAGCTCGGAAGGCGTCGGCGGCTGGTCGGGTTCCGAGTCCTCGGGCGCCTGCGCTCCATTGCCGGTCGTCGCGTTGACCGCATCGACCGCGTCCTCTGTCACGTTGGTGCCGAGCGCCGCAGCCATCGCGGGATTCGCGGGCAACTGCTGCGTCACCATACGGATTGAGGTCTCGGGGATGCCGTACTTCTCAGCGAGCTCGCCCACATAAGCGGCCTCTGCGGCGATCTGCTCCAAGCGCGTGAAGGCGTCGGTGCCCTGCTCGGCGGCGATCTCTTGCAGCGACTTCGCGCCCTGCCGATTCTCGTTTAGATTCGCCGCGGAGTCACGGCCCACGTCGATGGACAGCTTGGGCGGAAAGCGCCACTCGCCGCGAGTCGCGCGCTTGAGCGCCTGCACGGGAGTCTCGCCGTCCTGCGTCGCGGGCGCCGGGATTTCGCCGCGGGCGATGCCGTCGAGGATGACCGCGTTCTTGATCGGGTCGAGTACCTTGTCGGTCAGGACGCCCTGATGCCGGGCGAAGACTCGGTCGGCCGCGGCAAACTCCGCGCGCACGCTCGGTCCCTTGTAGTTCTGCGTACCGAAAAGCACGCCCTGCGGGATGCCGACCGCAATCGCGAGCTCGTGCATCAAGTGCTCGACGAAGCCGGTGAAGGCAGTCGAAGGCCGCGCGGGCATCGTCTCCACGCGGTCAGCTTGGCCGAGGTACTTGATCATCCCGACCTCGCTCAGTTCGTTTTTCTGCACCTGCCCGTTTGGCAGCGTGTTGGCAGGCGACGGCGTGAAGAGGTTGCGGGAGTTGGCCGTGCCGCGGTCGGTGAAGACAAGCGCCGCCTGCTGCGACGCGAACCGAACGCCCGCCTTCTCCGCTTGCAGGATCTCGTGCAGCATACGCGCCGTCTGGATCGCCGCGTGGAAGTCAGTCACGCCGCGATACTGATCGACTCGGAACGGGTCGTAGTAGTGCGCGAAGTTCGCAGCGGGTACATCCTCGGCGCCGAAGTACACGCCCTCGCGCGTCACGCGGTAAATCCGGTAGGCGACAGGCACGCCGAAGTCATCGACGATCACGCCCTCGAAGTAGTTCTCGGAGTTGCCGCCTTGATCGTTCGGGTTGCCGATGCGGGTCGCCGGGATCAACTGAACCTTGAGCCCCTCGCCGACGCGGCGGATGACAAAGCCGCAGTCGCCGTCAACGGGGCGATTCTCCGCAGCGACCTGCACCAACTTGCGGAACGAGTTGCGCCCGGTTGCGTCGGCAGTCTTGCACCAGTCGTGGAAGTACTCGCTGACAAGCCGGTTGTAATCGCGGTCGCCCGTGCTCGGGGAGTACTCGGTCGGCGTGAGGTAGTTGCCGAACTTGCGCGAGACCTCTTTCACCTCCGGCGAGTTTTCGACGAGGTTGCGCGCCTCCCACATCATCACGACCCGCTCGCGCACGGTCTGCGAGGACTCGCTCGGCTGGCCGTACTGCATCGGCGCGTAAAGCCGGTTCGTCTGCGCGGCGTTGTACGAGAATAGCGCGGCCTCGATCCGCGCCTGCATCCGGCGCAGCGCGGTGCCGGGAGCGACGACCTCAAGCGCGCGCTCGAACCACGGACGCTGCGAGATGACTTTTGCCGGGTCGAAGGTGTGCATTGTCAGTTGCCGGTGAAGCTCACGAAGGTCGTGTCGGTGGTGTTGCCGTTCTGGTACTCGATAGCGTCCACGATGTTGCCGAGCATCTGGTTCAGCGTGTTCAGATCGGCGCGGGTGACGCTCTTGCCGTTGAGCGAATAGCTCGTGTTCAGCAGGCAGGCTTGGATCGCGTCAAGCACCTTGGTCTTGAGCGTCGTCAAGGTCGCCGCGTCAACGTCGAGGAAAGGATTGTCCGCCGCCATAAAAGAGCGGCGCCCGTCAAATGCGTTTTGACGGCCTGCCCTGCTACGGCTTCGGCGCCGCGTACCGGATGACGCCTGCGATGGTCGCCATACAAAGCAGCATCGCCGAGGTATCGAGGCCGTGGTTCGGCGCGTTGCTCCGTACCTCGCGCCATTCCCACACGCCGGTGCGAACTTCCACCTTCGCCTCGCCCT